ATCTTTATCTGCACTTGTTGGGTTCGGTGTGACTGTAACTCTTTCACTTCTTGAAGGCGATTGATCTGCTGTATCAGTATATAAGTCAGCAGATACTTTTTTAATTACAGATGATGTGTTTATTGGTCCATATAAGTAAACTTTTGCAGTAAATGTCATAGTGTATATTATTCTTCTATTAGATGTTAAAGAACCTGTATAACTATCTTCATAATCAACACTATCTAAAATAATAGGTATATCTCTTTTTTGTCCCATAGTGGCATCTTCAATCATAGTGACAGTATAGTCAGGTTGAAAGTAAGGAAGTATTTGTTCTATGATTTGTAAACCATCGTCTGAATTAGACACATAGGCGTTCAAAGTAAACTTTATATCATAAGGTACAGGCATATACTGTGTGTTTAGTTTTGTCGTGTCTGCGTTTGTTGTCACTACAGCAATTTTTTGATTCTTATTTAACTTTCTAGAAGCGTCGTAGGAGTATCCAGTGATTTCAAATGACATTCGAGGTAGAGTGATTGCCACAGATGAATCATCACCTGTTAAGTCCGCTTGTGCGTCTAATCTTGCTAAAAACTTTTCTTTAGGTGCATATGATAAAGGTATCTTAATATTCTGTAAAGGATTCCCGCTAGAATCCAATCTCTTAATATTCACATTATTGAATATTGTACCAAACGCAATAACAGTATTACGAATCTTTTTATGATAAAAATGTTCTCCAAACATTAGTATTCGTCAACCTCTCCAAAAGGATTTCTTTCGCTGAAATCTAATATATCATCAGCAGTAGAAGATGTATTTGTGCCAGCAGCTGTTTCAAATATTTGTCCTTGATCTCCTGTTGATTGTGTTGCCATTGTAAAGTCCTCATTGATAATATAATCTATTGCACCAATACTACTTTCTAATACAACTGAACCTACTTCGTTTTCTAAAGTAAATTGGAAGTTCATTGTGTCAGTAGATAATGAATCTTCAACACTATCAATAGTAGCAATACCTGTATCAACTCTTTCTGAACTGTACTCCCATTTAGTACAGGATAACTTGTAAGTAGGTAAAGCACTTTGTTGATAGAAAGGTTGTTCGTGTTCTACAAACTGTATTTCAAAGAATGCTTTTGTTGTAGGGAAATAAACTAAATCACCTTCTTGTGGTCTTTCAGCAACTAAGTCAGAGTTATTACCTACTAAAGATTCCCATCTTAATTTAGAAACAGTAAATGTAATATCATCTCTTAATTCTAAACCAAACTTTTTAATAATCTCTTGCTCACCCATATATCCATCAGTATTGTCCACATACATTTCAATAATGTATGAATCATCAAACGAGCTTGCAGGATCTTCACCAAAGATTGTATCTCTGTTGGCAATTTTTCTCGGCAAATAATAGACATCTTGGCCATAAATCTTAAGCTGTTCTATAATTAAATCTTCATATAGTCGTTGCTCAGATGTTGTGCCTGTCGAAAAGTAGACATTTGTTGGCATTTATTTTTTATCCTTGTTGAAAGTGTGCAGGTTCTTCATAATTACTTCTTATTTCTTCTTCAAGTCTTTGTTGTTCAGCAATTGCCGTAGAAAATAACTCAGGCCCATTAAGTGTAACTCCACCTAACATTGCTGTACCATTAAACTTGGAAAGATTTTGTCCCCATTGTCTTTTAATTAATGCTGTTGTATATCTTTTTAAATAGATATCGTCATACATATCTGTGTATGTTGCAGGGTCTAACCTACGATAAACTTCCATAATCATATATTCACCTGCTGTTATATCAGTTGCCCAATCTTGGTCAATGTATAATCGATTTGAAAGATGATTAAATCTCATTGGTTTCTCACCAACTAAAACATGATCTAAAAAATCTAAATGTTGCATTGTCATTTGATAGTGAACAATACTGGTAGATGAGAAATCGTATAAATCATTTAATCTCATTTGATATCTAACATCAAACATATTTAAGTTTGCTCTATCAGATAAAGGAAATACGTTTACAACAGAAATAACTGTGGACGGAACTATAAGAAAATTGTTACCTTGTTTCCATGCAGTAGTAACTGAATTTGATGTTACAGATTCTGAACTATCAGTTGTCATTCTAGTGACATCAGCTGCTGTTACTTGATATTTTAAGTACATTCTTTCAACACCATCTGTGTGATATTGACAAAAATACTGTACTGCTTCATCTATTCTATCATCAACCTGGTCATCATCAACATTTATGTCGATTACAGGTTTACCCAATGCTCTTAAACAGTATTCTTTTAATGTTGCTTTTGTGTTTGGTACTGCCATATTGTTTCCTTATAATACTATTTATACTTATCCTAATGCAACGGCTTGTGCGATTGCAAAGGCTTTTGATGATTTTGTGTTTGCGAGTGTTGTATTAGCATCTATTTGTGTTTGAATTGAACTAGTTACACCATCTAGATATCCTATTTCAGTTGATGTGACAGCACTTATAGAAACATCACCATTGCTGTCAGACACTAAAGCTCTAGAAACTGTTAAATTTTCCATCTTACTAAATGAAATTGCAGCTGCTGCCTTAATATCAGCATTTACAATATTTGTAATTGTATTGTTATCAGAATCAATAGACTTGTTTGTTAGTGTATCTGATGTATCTTGTAAAACAATAGTACCAGTTGCGTTTGGTAAAGATATTGTTCTATCTGCTGTTGGGTCAATTGTTGTTAAGTTTGTTTCATATGCGTCAGCAGTTGCACCTTCAAACTTAAATGAATTTTGTATTTCAATTGTTGTCGAATCAATTGTCGTTGTTGTGCCTTCTACTGTTAGGTTACCTGTAACTGTTATGTTATTACTACCATCTGCTGTAAGTCCAGTAATTAAAGAACTATTAGGATCAATAAAGTCCATTCTTTCAGTAGAAGCATTATACTTTAATATATAACCATTTGCCTTCGTGGATATATTAACATCATCCATATCCAATATATTAACACTACCACCGCCGCCGATAGTTGACATTTGTATAGATGTAATATTTTTAAAGTTTAAAAATTCTCTAGTGAGTTTTTCTAAAGTATCAATAGACCTTAAACCAGTCATCTTGTCTTTCTCTAACTCATTAGCAACTTTCATCTCACTAATATGAGATTGAACTTTGTTTATGATATCAGGGTCAGATTCTATTTGTTTTGGAGATAAGAAAGTGTGTAGAGCTGCATGACCTAGTTGGCCATACTTTTCTGCAACAACTTTTCTTGCTTCTTCATCAATAAATGTTTCCTCTTTCTTTAGAGGTTTAATATATTTTGCTTCTATTTGTTCTTTTGTTTTTGTTAAATCTAATTTTTCTGGTTTTTTAAGTATAACCTGTTTAACTTCTTCAACAACAGGTTTTACTTTTTCTGGTTCTTTTAAAAGTTTTTTCTTTTTCTTACCATCTGTTGCGGCCATTAGGTCTTCAAACAAACTCTCTAGACCTTTTATCTTTTTTTCTTCTTCTTCAATATTTCTTTCTACAACTTCTTTTTCTCTATCAACATTTTCTAAAAAATTCTCAAAGTTTTTTTCAAACTGCCATTCATTTAACTGTTTGTCAGGATCAATTGATAAATCTATTTTCTTTTCTAAATTACCCTCTAGTCTTGATTCTTGCAATTGTGCAATTCTTTTTTCAATATCTAAATCAATATCAATTTCTACTTGTCCTATCGGTTCATTAATACCATTAATAACACCCACAGGCGTTTCAGTTAGAATACCTGATAAAAAATCAGTTCCTTTTTCAATATCAATATATCTTTGAGTTGAATTATTAACCATACACTATCGAGTTACACTTGGCGTTACGGTAGCTCTTCCTTCAATTCTTCGAGTGATTAGTCCATCACTATTGGTTGTTGTTAAATCCCATACATATCGACCTTCAGTAAGTCCTGAAGTTACAGTATCAGTTAATGCGATTGTGCAGGTACCATCAGTTGCACTTACGGCTGCTGTAGTAAATGATGTGGCACTAGATGATAAATGAGTTTTTCTCAATTTACTAGTGATTGTTTGTCCTGTTAAATCTACTACTGTTCCAGTTGAATCTTTGATTGTTACTGTTTGTGTAAAATCAGCATCTTGGTCAATAGTAATATTTTGTATTGTTGCCATTATTCATTCCTATCCTATTGTATTACTATTTATAATATAGAGAATTATGTATTATCTTGCTGTTGTGTGTACGCCTTCCGAGGTTACAAATGGGTGTTCTGCAAAAGCCATGTAAATAAATGTTGAGCCACTCGAATTACTTGATGCACTACTTCCTGTAGATGACCTTATTTTAAAACCATTAGATACAAAATCCATTCCATCTGCTGTACCTGCATCTTCAGGGTCAGTCACATTAGCATATAATCTTTGTGAAACCATGTTTGCTGCTCCTCTTTTGTTATCAAACATTAACCATGATGCACCTGAACTTGCGTTTTTTATCATAACGAAAGAAGGAGAAAATCCAGT